TGGTAGCATGGCCTTTTATCTGTCTCTTTTTGTGCCATTTTATATTGACCAAGCGCCCCTCATGGTTAAAATATGGAAACAAGAACGTATCATCATCGTAGCCTATGAATAATTTCTTAACAATACCCTTATCCCAGGGCAAATCACCAACTATATCATCGTAATTGAACAGTAGATTGTCAACCGCCTCATTCAAGACATCAAACCACCGATGTGGATCTAGTGGCTTTGGATGTTCCCATGCCTTTTTAGGCTTAAATACAGGCTTATGGCCTAAATCTGGAGCTTCTTCACCTATCATTTCTGCAAATTTCCTTATATTACCCTTGACTTCACACGAATGACAGAAGAATATCCCATCCTCATTAAAGCTAAAGCTTGGCTTGGTATCGTTGTGGAAGGGGCATAGCCCAATATACTCTCCATCGGAACCTTTTCTAATTCTCTCTACGTTACGCTGAAATATCTCTAGCATCGCGCCTCTCCTTGCGCTCTCTTCTTTTCTTTGCTTTATATTGCTTTATCTCTAACGTCTTTTTGCGTTTTAAACGCTTACGATTCTTACTTTCCTTGTTTGGCATCTTCCTCATCCTCTGGTTTAGAATAATATTCTGCGTATGCCCCACACTCACTACAGGTTAAGGTCGCAACTATACCCTCACCTTCAAGTCCATAGTCCTCGTAGTCAAAATCTGAACCCCAAATCATATCGCCCTGGCAAAACCAACAGTTCATTATATTTCCTTCTTCAATCTATCGCAAGCTTCTCTTAATATCTCATCAGAAGGCTTATCAAAACCAGACTCTCTTAAAAGATCTCGCTGATATACGCCAAACCTATTAAACTCCATTATATATATAGGCGTATAATCAATATTATCAAACTTAGTCCACCACCAAGAATAGTTTTGTAATCTTTCTTTAGTTACTCTTGATGTATTTTCTATCTCAATTATAAATATACCATAATCCTCTGAAAACAAATACCCATCAGGAATACCACAGTCACTATCATAATCTTCTGCATCAAAATAGTAGTTTTTAACTCCAAATTCTTTTGCGGAATTATGAAAGCCATAAAACCTAACCCCAGGAAAATCATTAAAAACTTTAAGTGCAGATTCTATTTTTAAATCATGTGTTTCTTGAGTTATGTGAGCGCTTTTATTTCTGTAAATCATTTGAAATTTTAAAATATCGTGATATGAGTTTTTAGTTTTCCAGTTTTTTAACTGCTCATCTAAAGTAATGTATCTTTTTTCTTTCATTATATTTCCTTCTGTAACTTATCAAGCTCCATACAGCACTTAAACACTCTCCATCCCCAGTCAAGCTGTGATTTCCCTACAAAGTGATGCGAAAATGCACCAGAGTTCTTATCAAGCTTGAGTATCATAGCCGACTCAATCTTCGCTTTAGGCTGTAATTCCAGGTACATCTTCCGATAGGCTGCGAGTTGAGCCGTCATTTCTGGGTAGATACCCTTGCTCGTCTTAAAATCACCCAAAACCAATGTGCCATTTATCCTGGCTATAAAGTCCGCAGTACCACCTACTCTATATTTTTCCGATACCATCTTAAGCTCAATCGCTTCATACTTTGGCTTCGTCATCTTCTCCCACTCAAGATATCCTAAGAAAGCATTCTCTGCTTTCTCTATTTGCTCCGCAGAATAATCAGACATCTCAGGCTTTTCACCTTTAATATGGCTTTCGCATAGATAATGCGCCAATGTACCGATCGTGCCTGCCTCTTTTAATACTGCATCTGGGTCTTCTCCTGCTAGTGCAGTTCTTCTAGCCCAGGCCACTAGTATATTCTTATTCCATCCTAAGTTATTTAGAATGGTTGTAACACCTTTTGCCCTTGAGCCGTCTTTTAGCTTATACGCTGTGTGTGCTTTTGTCTTTGCCATGTACCATTATAGTAAGCAACCGTTTTTTAAGTCGCAGACTATCCTTTCCTTGTTCTGTTCTTTTCTTAATTAATCTTTTGTATATCTTTATAATTTGATAATAATTAACTAGCTTGGTTTCCAATGTCTACCCACCTTTTTAGTTGTTCACGCAATGCCTCATTCACAATGTCCGCAACAGGTTTGTCTTTGATCGCGTGTTTAATCTTTAGTGCCTTCCATACGTCAAGTTCCAATTGACAGGAGAATGCCTTTGTTTCTACGTCAGGCTTTATAAAATCTTTATTAAAACTTGGGGTAAGTCTTTTGATAAGCTTTTCTTCCAGAGCTTTCGCAATATTGTGGTCATCAACCTGTTTATATTTTGCGAGGTCGTAGCTTATCTCGTGTTTTTTTAGTCGCGTAAAAACATTTGTGGAATAGCCAATGTATACCAATGTGTGGTTTTGGTATAAAGCATATATACCAGTAATGTTTTTATGTTTTTTAGGGTTGAATTTTCTCCACATTATCTCCCCCAGATTTGTTCTTTTACAAGTGTGGCCATGATACCATAATTGCTTAAGTCTAAGAACGCATCCTCTAAAGGTTCATCTTCAACGGCAGAACTACCCTTCCGCATAATCAGGTTTTTTGCTCGTTCTATTTTATCATTCATACGAAACCATATACCAGATAGCGACATATGCACTTCTTCTGCTGTTTCTAGGTTCGTACCTACAGAAATATTACCGCTACCGTAATCGTGTTGCTTTTTACAGAACAATTCGTACTGCTCTCGCTGTAGCTGTTTAAATCTTTTTGTCATTATAGGATATTCATTTTCCATTTTTTCTGTAATTGCTATCTTTTCTAGTGTTGCATCAGCCATTTAAATATCTCCATATTCTTAATAATGTTTTATTTCCGTTAACCCTTAAGAACCAATCCATGTTCTCTTTTTGCTTATCGCTGCGACCGCTTTTGAAGTAACGGTACAGGTATATAAAAAACCATTTTGTCATCATATAATTAAAATTCCTCTGGTATGTCTATTCCGCAATACTCACACTCCCATCTATCTGTTTTATAGTCGTAACCATCCCATAGATGAATAAGCTTTTCATGTTCACAATCATTAGAAGTGCGCGACACATTGTTCGAAGGTGTTGTGCGAGGTAATAAGGAAAGGATCGTATCGCACACTTCTTTTAAAGTATAGACGAGAAAGTCGACCAGCTTTTGCCAAACCCAGTCTATCGTCTTTTTCTCTTTCTCGCCTTCTTTAGCTTCAGACCACATACCTTTAAGTCCGAAACCAAATTTGGATGTGTGGCAAAACCACAGCGTAATCTTTGTTCTTTATCGTATCCTGCATACGGACATATCCTGTTTTCTATAAGCGGACATTTTTCAAACATTCTATCCAATCGTCAAACGTCATAGAAACAAATGTGATACCCCTATCTTCCCTATACATCACCACATCACAGTTACCTAAAGAGAGCCATTTAGGGATCGATTTACGTCTTTTAGCTTGCACTAAAATATCATCTGCTTTGATATCGACATCAGGCGCTTCCCCAAAACTGCGCCCATCCGACCCCCAGGCTCTTTTTACATTCTTAAAGCCAGCATCCTGTAGCTTCTTTACAAGTTCGTTCTCATATCCTGTACCTTTTGCTTTACTGTTCACTTCTTCATCCCACTTCTGTTGTAGTTTTTGAATATGTAACTTGTCCTTACCGTCTAGTTTAGAACGGTAGAGCTTCTTCATCTTTTTGTTCACTAAATGTGACCTCATCAGACTTATCTTGTACTTTTGCAAATGTAACCGACTCACCACCGTTCTTCTCTACGACCTGTACCTCTTGCAAATAACAACTAATTGATTTCTTAGGCTTATCCCATTCTCTAGGTTTAAACACAAGATTTACTACGTCACCACCAAAAGGTATTTCCATTGTCTTTTGACCATTTGTATCAAAAATACTTGGAAACTTTTCAACACCTTCATTCACATATACTTTTGTAGAAAACTTTGCAGTCTCTACCCCTTCGTATTCACTTAAGCCATTTATATGCTTAACTCCAGTTTGTGCCTGCATTTCTTTATGCAGTTTCTTTAGCTCATCATTCATTTCAACGGTAACGCTATGTCCAGAGTTATACTCTAGATCAGGCTTTGCCAAGTGCGACCACTTGACCGTTAAGCCTTTAATCATTTGCGCGCCCATCTTTACAGGGTTTTTCATTGTACCTGTCTTTTTATTTACGGCCATATTAGACTCCTATTGTTAATTAAAACTGTTAGTAGCATTGTAAGAATTATGATTTCTATACAATACTCTCTTAAATACCATAATAGATGTTTCAATCGATCACCTCATATTTTATGTTCATTGTATCGAGCTTTCTACATACCTCAGTTATAATATGATATTTGTGTGTTTCTGATTCTGTGTAGATGTCGAAAGCATCCGATGACATAGGGTCAGAAGGCTTTGTATGACGAAAGGTTGCGCCCAATGACCCTATGTAGGAGAGAACGTCTTTTTTACTAAAATTCTTATTCTTGATTAACTTGACTTGGCTCATGGTATGTGGAGTACCTCATGTTATAAGTTATAATTAAATTTAGTGTAGATCAAATAAAGACCTCATCGCGTGTGACCTCTATGTTAAATCTTTGTAATGTGTGAAAAATTTTATCGGCCTGATATTCTTGTAGCCTACGCTTGCCATTGACAATCTGGTGTAGCAACGTATGGTTAATGTTAGTTTGCTTAGATAACCAAAGTAAAGATCGCTGCACATTCGGTCTTGTTAAAACCTCTTTAATCTTTGTCTGAGGTTCAATCGGTGTATTTATTCTAGGTCTTCCCATTAATATATTCCTGTTTTTGGTTAAACATTTTATTACAATTACTGTTTTAATGCAAAGGTTTTTTTTACAAAAAATATATCTTGCTTAAATGTAATATGTATTATTACTTTTTATTGTGCAATAATGAAAGGATTTAACTAGTATGGCAACAATTACCAGATTAGAAAGCAATAAATACTTAATTAAGTATATTCCAGAAGGATACAGGGATTTATACAAGAACCCCTATAGATCTATAACCATTAACAACAAAGTCCAAGCTAATATTATCTACAATGATGCTTTATTAGTAGAGGAAAGAGATAGGATTAACAGTAAGCTTAACGGTAAGATAAATTCTGTTAATATTACTGTGCCAGAACTTACTATAGGTATGGTGTTTAAAGCATTTACTGTTAACGCTATACCGTATAAGCAGTATGCGACTAAAACTGTAAAGCGCTACACGTCTTTAATGAAAAAGCTAGAAGATGATTTAGGTAGTGATTTACACTTTAGCAAAATAGATTATGAGTTCTATTATAAGCGTTACGGAAATCCAGATAAGAAGAACTCTGGCATTACTGCACTCCGATGCTTAAATCACATAGGAAACTGGGCTAGGGAACAGGTTTCTGAGGGCAAAATTAGGGGTACAATCAACGCAAAACCAATTAAGCTACCTAAGACTATAAAGAGTAAAAAGAACGCCTTAAAACAGCATCAATTAGACTCTATATTTAACCATCCAGATATCTGTCCTATCACTAAAAATATTATTGAGCTGTATATATTAACTGGATGTCGCATAAGTGAGCTGTGCAGACCTGACTTTACCTGGGAACAAATAGATGTTGAGGGCGAAGTGGCTTATATAAAGAACAAAGGTCATAAGCGTGAGTTTGATGAACCGCTTGAGATACCATTTCTTAAAGACCATCATCAAAGGCTGTTAAAAAAGATTAATGATTATTTTAAACTGACACACGATGAAGCTGATGTATACCCTATACCTATCAGCCAGACACGCATTCGCAGTAGAATAACTGTAGCGAGTAAGATATCTGGTGTTATGTTCACACCTCACGACCTGAGAGATACTTCTGCAACTATATTATTAAGGGAATCAGGGAATATCTATGCGGTCAAAGAGCATCTAGGCCATGCGAATGTAAAAGATACTGAGAATGCTTATGCAGATTGGATTAGGGATGATAAGAAGAAATCATCAGAGATGATCGTTAACTCTTTTTATAGTTAGCTTAACTGCTCTGTAAGTTTAATAGTAGTATCGTAGACCCCATATGCAATTTCTTTAAATCGTAGGCTATCACCACTCATCCGCACATAATTATAAGCAGATCCATCGTAATATAAAAACTTATAATGTGCGCCATCGACTGCCTCACGCATTGCTTCTAGGCTTGCTTTATATGTAGAGCTACAATGACCCAGGCTAAAGTTCCAGAATTTCTTACCACCATGTCTTTGGTTAGAGAACTCATTGCCACCATGACTTATCATCAGGTCATTGCCGTAGTTTATACCTTCAGCGCCTGTTAGCTTTACGTTAGTTAAGTCAAGTTTTGTACCTAAGATAACTTCGGTTAGTGTATTATTAGCGCCAGCACTTTGTCGCATATAGTAATAGCGAGTAGCTGGCGAAGAACTGCTAACCGTTACACCAGTCCTAACTGTCCACCCAGCGTTTACGGTAGCCATAGTAGAACTTGTAATAAAGGTAGAATAGGCATTGGTTGTAGCGCTATCACTAGCATACCAATCAATATCGTCAGCATCTTCTGCCGTACTATGCACAGCTATACTATCAATCGTATTTCCAGATGCTGTCAAATCAAACTGTACGGTGTCGTATTGTGCTGGCATCCCTGCTGCGGTAGCAATAGAAACGTCAGTAAGCCTTGTTTCATTGGTTGCGGAAGTTGCATCAGCAGCAAAGTCGTTAGTACCACCAGTCTGATCGCCCCCTACTGGGTCTGCTGAATAAAGATTTGCGTTTGGATAGATAAAATATTTGGCCATTAGGATACCTCAGTACATTTTAGTTCAAGACTATTAGGTGTTTTTGATAATTCGTTTATTATAAAGTAATCACTTGATGACAAGGAAGAACCATACGCTTTTATAGTAGAAGGAAAGTTTGTAAAGTTCACTATATCTCCAATTTCTAAATCAAGATACTTTGGTCTTGTTATAGTAAACGATAACACATTTTTTCTATTCTTAAACCAATCTAAATAAGAATCTCCTAAATTTTGTGCTGTGGTTGTGTCCTGAATGCAGTCAGCATCAAGTTTTAATTTTTGCGCTCTAGATGTTGCTGAATATTTTGCTTTACTAGTTGCATCTGAAGATGTATCTGAAAGTAAAGTTTGCTCTGTGCCATAGTCATATCTGTAATTTATTTCAATTTCATTTCTTACAGAATTAATATTAGTTCTGTTGAAAGATTTAAAAATACAGTCTTCAAAGTCTATAGTTTTATCAGCACTAGAATAAGAGGCTGCTCGTAATCGTTGCTTTAAAGTTGCTTTCCCAGAGCCATCAAAGAAAAAATATAAACCAGTTTGCTTACATATCTTTTGTATTAAGCCTATGCCATCCATGTATTTGTATTGTGAAAAAGCAAACTTTACGTCAGAAATAGAGTCATTTAAAGCAGTACCGAGTGTACCATTAGTTGTATTACCTACAGTATCAAATGTAGTATAGTCTATATCGCTATCACCTAACCCCATTTCTGTTCGTAAGATATCTTCAATAATATAAACTGGATTTTGTATTAAATCATTTTGATTATAACCGTTATTCCTTGAATTAGCATCAACCCAGCTACCAAACTTTCTACCTTTAGCAGCAACGTATAAAAGGTTAACTTCCTTTGGAGCAGTTTTATCCTGATGTGTAACTATTCTATGTGTCTGTAGTATTGTTTCGTGCGTATCATCTCTCCTGCCATCAAAAGCATCGCGCGTGCTAACTTCAAAGGTGTATGGCTTTTGTATATATTCAACCGATTCAACGACCTTACCAAAACCTTGCTCAAGTTTGTATTCAATTTCAATAGATGCATCTTTAATGCGCAATATTTGACCATTGTCGCTTGTTTGATCGTTTAGCGTTATAACCACCTGACTTTCAAGATCCCAGTTTTCTTTATTAGCATCAGATATAGATGAGGTAAAATTAAGCTCAGTAACTACATATGCGTTTGTATCGTTCCAAGTCCAACTTAAAGCTCCGCCTAAAGCAGTAACTCCATGCGCTGTGCTAGGCGCACCTCCATCCATTTCCCAATAAAATATAAGCTTTACATTGGCTATTTCGCCGAGTCGTTCAAATTTAGGAATACCAAAGTTTAGTGTATCAAGAAAGCTATTGTCTGCTTTGGTTTGCAATGTTGCAATAGCGTTTGCATCATAATTCATTAAGGATCTCTATCTACAGCAGCTTGCTGACCAGTTAAGGGTTTATAGGCATAAAATGTTCTACCACTAAATTTTACTACAGGCGTTCCAGAGGTAACGCTTACATTGGAACTGTCGCACGCTGAATATACACCGTCTTTATAATGATACAGATTTTTTGCATAAAGTGTATGTAATGGCACACTATCAGGTCTAAGGTCTACTTTACCTGTTGACTGACTATACTCATCGACAACAATAGCTGGTACTTTAACCTGAGATACATATTGATCTAATGGTGAAGGAAGAGAGCTGTCTATACTAAAATCACCATATAAACATGGTATTGCAATACCTCTATTCTTTTCTGGTGCGTTTTGAAAAGCGCCTTGCGTTATTCCAGTATTAGGTACTTCTGCATTCATTCTTGAGCTTTTTGCTTGTAACCTCAATGTCATGCTTTTGTCGTTGTAAGAAAAATCTCCGCTTATAATACCTGTCGCAAGCATTTCAGTATCTGAATCAGTTAGGCTATCGTCATTGACATATAGCTCCCACTTTCTATTCTCATAGTCATTTGCACTTAATAGATCGCTAAATCTTTGCACATCACAAGACTTTTCAGTATTTACAAACTTAACACTCCAGGTGTCTTGACTTGCTGTAAAATTATCTACACTTAATGTAAAATTTAATTTTCCCCAGCTTTGAACAATTCCATGATAATGAACACTAGATATTGTTCTGTCTCTATCAGAGACCCCTGTAAAGTTGGTCTCATTTCCATAATATAGTTTTAAATACCAAAAAGATTGATTTGAATCTCTGTCAAATCTATTGGTCATATTAGTATTAAAACTAAGCAACCCTAGCTCCGCTCCTATTAATCGCTGGTATTAACTCATTGCGTACATAGTCTTCCTGTACTACACCACCATGTATATGTACATTTATATTAGAAGTTGCCTGACCTGATTCATTCATTTGCGTTAGCGCATCAAGTCCTATTGATTGAGCAGAATCTCTTTTAATAACAAATTCTCCAGCTTGAGCGAGTATCGGTACATTGTCCATACCTTGCACAACACCGCCCCCAGAAAACTTTTGTACTGGGCCACCTTGATGAGCTACACCAAAACCTTTGAATATAAAATCAGTTAATCCAAATCCTAATGATTGCGGTGCAAAAAAACTTTTTAATAGTCCAAATGTTATTGCCTGCGCAGCAATTTCAGCAGCAATAGACTTTAGGGATGTTATCACAGCTTGACCCATATCCTGACCGTTAATTCCAGCTTGTACAAAAGTATCAGATAATCTTTTAGTCATTCCAACTGCTGCTTTTTGAGATGGGTCTAAAGCTTTAAGTGCAGAATCTATTGGATCTAATGGCTTTAATTCTTTCATTTGATTCTGTACTGTCATTAGGTTAATAGTTGATGTAGTGACTTGTGGCAATAAGTCTGTAATTCTCTGTAACACGTCTGCTTCAAAATTTCTAGCTGTATTGACTTGTTCCATTGCAGCAAGTTCAATTAATATTGCATTTGTCCTGTCTAAGATTCTTTCTTTGTTTGTTTCCAATAAATTATTCTGTGTAACTCTTGAGCTATTTTCTTTTATTAAAGCTGCTTGTAACTCTGGAGCAGCGCCAATAAAATCACTATTAGCACTAAATAAAGCTTTGCTGTTAGCTATACTAATATCTAAAGCATCGTTTAAAAGCATAACTGCTTTTTTTTCTGTTTTTATAGCCTTTTCGTTTAAATTAAATTCTTTTTCTAAGTTACCTAATTCTTCTATTAAAACTTGCGCCCTTGTTTTTGTTTCATCGTCTATTAAATCTATAGTTCCTTCAGCAAGCTTAGTCATGCTTTTTATTGTAGCATCTGTAACAGGTTTAAGTTTATCACCAATAACCGCAGCTAGTCTTGTATAAGCATCACCCATATTAGATAAAGCACCTGTCGTAGTTTTTGACAACCTATCTGTGCTACCTTCAATCCCAACCACAGGATCTTGAATGGCTGATATTAACGCTTCCCTAAACTCTGGTAATGTGGTCTTTGAAAGGTCTGCTATACCTTGTGATGATTTTATAATATTAAGTATGCCACGCTCTCTTAAAATGTCCGCAGCTCCAGCGCCTCCAGCGAACGCTCTTCCGAAAGAGTTTGCAGCTTCGGTAGCTGTAGTACCCATAAATGCTGCAAGGTCGGTAATTGGTTTTATTAACGCTTCTGCATCAGATCCAAATGCCTTTAACTGCGCACCAGCATTAACAACGTCTTCTAAGCTAAAAGGCGTGGTTGCCGCTACTGCATTAAAAGTATCAAAAGCTTTATTCGCTTTATCTACACTTCCTGTCAAGCCAACAAGCCTTGTCCTTACTGCTTCAAATCTTGCCGATGCTCCTACAAGTGTAGTTACGGCCTTTACAGCAGCACCAACGGCAAAAGTATAAAGCAATACGTTATTTCTTAATGCACCTATTTGTCTTCTTAAGCCAGAGGTAGTACCTCTAAGCTTTTGATTAGACTTCTCATAACCTTTAGTAGCTTTATCAGCTCTTTTTAATTGACCTTCAAGGTTCGTAAACCCTTTAGCTTGTACTTCTATTACAAATTTATTTGCCATTATTCATTTCCCTTGATCTTTTTTCACAAGCGGTAAGCTCTTCACTAATAACACGAAAGATGTCAATTGTTTTTGCATCGGCATTATATAGGGTGTCTGATAGTGGTAGGTTAAACTTGTTAGAGACAAAGTAATCGTCAATGTATCCTTCTATCTCATTGTCTAGAAAGAACTTAGGGTTGCAGAAGAAGTTGAGGTTGTAGTAAAGATTCTGACCAATAGAAAACTTATTGTGCTTATCTTCTTCTATAATACGAGCGCACTCATCCCATATCTCATCTTCTGTAAATGTGATTATCTTGCCCAGAGTAGGGCTTTGTGCTTCGTAGGTAGTGACTTTGGTAGGATATAGGCTGTTACCCCACCCAAAGTAATTAGCCCAGGTTGAGATTCTTACTTGACAGTTTTTTTTTGATTTAAACCCTTATAATGCATATAGACATCATTCAATACTTCGTCTATCTGTGCATCATCAAATTTCTCTAGGGTTTCTTCTGGATTGGAAAATGCTTTCTCCATACACCAGTTTAACAGATCAAAGTAAGCGTCTTTTTCGATTGTGTTTTCATCCCAAAACACCTTCATCTCCAAACGATGAAGTTCTCTACGCTCACCAAAAGTGATAGGGCGAATCTCAAATTCACCATGCTTTGTTTTTATCATATTTTATCAGGTTGTAATTGCAATAAGGGGATTGCTTCCAGATGCAAAAAACTTAGTCGATACATCAAGCATCATTGCATTTGCTTCGTTATAAGCAACGCTTGTTATTCTTCCATAGCTACCAATAAAGCCAAAGCTAGTAGCATCAGCTATTGTAGCGTGATTTGCTACATTTGAAACCACTTCTGTTCCTGCTTTAAAAGAACTAAAGTAGTCTGCTGTATTGCTATCATATTTTACGGTTGCATCTAAGGTTACTGAAAGTTCTGGAACAGCTCTAACAATGGCATCTGGGTTACCGTTTGTGCTTTGTCCTACAAATTCTGCTGGATTTTCTATATTTAAACTAAAGCTTTGTATAACAGAATCAGCAGCGCCAGCTATAGTTCTTTTCACTCCTGCGCTTAATGTTGCGAGTGAATAGTAGCTTGAACCATAAGCTGTAAAGGCAGAAGCTGCATTTGGGTTGGCTTGATCATAGCTAGAAAGATAACCAGTACGCGCTGTAGCTGTAAAGCGCAAGCGACCTGATTCATTGGCCATATCGCCACTAATTGATAATGAGGTAATAACACAACCTGGGAAAATAATAGACCTGTTTTCATCGCTTGACCCATCATTTGTTGTAGGATTTACCACAGCAAATGTTAATGTTTTAGTGGCATCTCCACCAACGCCAGTTTGCAATTCATCTGGCTGGTAATTATAAGGTACAGTTACTACATCGGTAGATACAGTTGCACCGCCTAATACGTTTTTAAGCAGTATTGGAGCAATCGTTGTATCAAAGACTCCAGAAAAAGTAATTTCCTTTGTAACACCTTTTTCATCTATTAAAACATCTGCTGAGTCTGCTACCCTACCATCTGATCCGCTACGAGCTTCTAAGACTTGTGTTAA